TCCCGCAAAATACGTACCTTCTGCCGAGCCTGCTCTGTGACAAAGCCCTTTGGTAAAGTCATCGTCAATTTTTCTGTAGGTCTTGGATCTTTCAAGCTCGGGCAGCATCAGGAGCCCTCCCTTGTCCGAGTCGCGCCGCCCTCGTCCGATGTATTTTCGGGCAGATGCGAGAGCGTATACTCCAGATCCCGCACCAGCTTATCGTAGCTGCGAGCCAGCAGAAGCACAGCCTCGCCAATCGGCTTTGCCCGTACGGCGCTCTCCATCCCCTTGTTACCAAGCACTGCTTTTGCCATATCAGCCCATCCCCCTGCTCTTGGCAACAAAGCGGTTCTGCTCGGCCTCCATGAGCTTTGCAGCCTTGCTGTCCTGAATTTCGGATTGATCCAGCACAAGCGCAAACTTGCGCTTGATCTTTACCCATTCTCCCCTTTTGATGACGCAGTTTTTCCCGTTGATCGCCACGTACACGTCATCCTTGTAGCGGTCGTTATCGCGAAACAGCTTGATGGCGATATATTCCTCCAAATATGCCTGATCGGTACTCTGTGCTTTCATACTGTCTCCTTTCTACTTAACTATCAGTCCTGATCGTCGAAGGTAGAGGCCGTCTCGATTCTGACCATAAAGGCCTCGACCAGACGTACCGTCACCTTGGTTGCCTTCCAGCCCACGGTTGCGCGCTGGTTGAGCGGGTCAGCCGTGCCTGCGCTGCCCAGCTGCTTGACGATCAGCTCAAGGCCGCCACCGGTGATCTCGGTGGTGCCGTATGCATTCTCACCAAAGACCATGGTTGCATACACGTCGCGGCCCATAGCGCCTGCCTCACCGGGATAAATGAGATCGTTATCCTTGCAGGTCACGGCTGCGGTGGTGCTCTTGGTGCTGTCGGTGTACAGCGTCATGGAATCCGCGGTATTTGCACCGACGTATGCGCGGGTGTTACCGATCAGCACATATCTGCCAACGAGCTCACCCTCTGCTACGCTTCCGCCGTCAAACGCGATGACGTTCTTGCCCTCGTAGCCGGCAGAATTATTCACGCAAAGCACGCGCGCATCCTTGGCCAGATCCTCTGCGTGGAAGACCTTTGCCTCGCTGGATTCGATAAAGCGTACGCCCTCGATCTTACCGATCTCGCCCTCCATGATGTTGGAGGGATCGGCATACTGGTTGGGCGTCTTCCAGTTGGGATCGCTCATCAGATCGTATGCACAGTCGGGGTGCACGATGGCGATGTAAGAGCCCTTGATCTTTTCCGCGTTCTGATTCTTGAGGAATCTGACCGCGCGACGAACAGCGTCCACGGACAGATAGTGGTTGCCGCTCTCCTGACCGCCAACCAGCAAATATCTTGCGGGAACGGCATTCTCGCCGTACTGTACGTTGGTACCGCCGGCCAGCACCTCACGGGTGATGGTGTCCAGCGTTCTGCCTGCCTGAGAGCCAAGCAGCTTGGTTGCCATGCACAGGTTGTTGTCAATGGCGGTCAGAATGAGCAGGTCGGTCAGCTCCACGTAGCCGCCATACTGCGCAACGGTTGCCTCCAGCACCTCCATGTTGATGCTCTGCCCCTCGGGCGTCACGCCCTCGCTGATGGGCGTTGTGAGCTTGGGCAGCGGATTGTAGCGGCGGAACTGTACGGTCTTGCCGCCATTTGCAGGGATCTGATGCTTCTGTGCGAACATGTCGTGCACCAGTGCGGGCTCGGCGTTGTCGATCAGATAATCGGAATAGTAGGTCTTCATCTCCTCGGAAAGACCCATCCCCACGGTGTATGCGGTGGTTGCTCCTGCGGGAGCATTGATGGTACCCTCGGTACCCATCACGTTGGTGCTTGCAGCAAAGCGCTGCAGATTAAAATTGTTTTCTCTCATAAAAATTCCTTTCTAAAATGTAATGTGTTCCCCCTTTGCGGCGCGCTCGGCGAGCACGGCTCGCTGTGCGCGCGTCAGATGGGATGCCCGCCCCGCGTCGGCTGCAGAGAGCCCGTGCAATCCGTTTTCATGCGGTCTTGCATGGCGGATCTGCACAGCGCCCAGCAGCTGCGAGGCAGCGTTACTTGCCGCAGCCTTGGCGGCACTTGCCAGTAAGCTGTCCAAGTGGAGCAGCTCGTAAAGCTTTGTCAAAGAGATCTCGGGGTGCGCGGCAAAGCCCTCCAAAAGCTTTGCAAACAAAGGATCGGCGATTTCCCTGCCAAGGTCAAAATCCGGATATTTTTCCTTGACAGCTGCCTCCTCACTCTGCCAGTCACGCGTGGCGGGTGCCAGCAGCTCAGAGATGCGCTCGGGCAGCTGCAAGGGGTTTTCCAGCCCCAAAAGCTCCATAGCGCTTTGCAAGATCTTGCTGCTTTCCCGCTCCGATTTGAGTCTCTTTTTGACAATATCGGAGATGTGCTCGGTATACAGTCCGTGGAATTTCGGGGAGTTGATCAGCTCCTGCCATTCACGGCGTACATCCTCTTGGCTCTCGGCGTCAGAGCCGGTCTTGAAATCTTCGCCCGTTTGACCGCTCTCCTGCGGTACCACGATCCCGTCGTCAGTCATGGAATTTTCTTTTTGTTCGACCGTTTGCATAAGTAGTCCTTTCCTGCGGCTCCATAGCAGCCGCATGCATCTTATATATAAGTGTTTCTCATAATCACGTAATTCGGGTATTTGTCTGCAATGGCGGCAAGGCCGCAGGCGGCCATATCAAAGGCCGCGCTGCGCTCGGGCAGGGTGATCATGGCGTATCCGTCCGCAAGATCTGCCTCAGCCCCGGAGTCGCTGTCGTATTCCTCTATGTAAGCCGCCAGGGATTCCACGATCGCGGACACGGCAGCGCAGACGATATCGTCCCCCGCTGCGTATTCTGCATGTCCGACCACCTCCAGGCAATAGCCCTCGCTCCCCTGATATGCGCTTGCTTCAATCATACAGCACCTCCGCCTTCCTTGACCATCTGTCTGATCTTGCCGATGCCGTCAAAGTCCATCATCTCCAGCATGATCAGCGTCTGCTCACGCTGCTCGGGAGAAAACGCCCCCTTTTCATAAAGCTGCATGGCAAATTCGTTTGCCGCCTGCTGGGATAGCGGATTTGCGACACGCGCCTTGACCTTGATATCAAAGACAGGCTTTTTATGGTAGCGCGCACCGTTTTCGCTGTGCACCTCCTTTTCCGCAATGCCGCCGTTGGCATACGAGACGTACTCGTTTATGCCCTCACGCGTAATGCGGAAGGTGCGCTCGCGATCGTAAAACTGTCTTATCAGCTCAATGATCAGCTGCACAATGCCCACGTAGGCGCGATTGGATGCCGCAATGACGTCGCGGGCATTCTTGTTCCCTGCCTCTTGCAGAGCCTTGATGGCTGTCGCCGCGGTGATACCGCCCGAAAGCGAGCCCTGCGAGACATCGCGGTTGCCGGTGGTTTCCTTGAGCTCGTCGATCTTGAGCTTTTTGAGCGTCAGAAGACCCTGGTCAAAGGTGCCGATGCGGATCTGCTGCAGCTTCTCCTCTTCAATGTCGCCCTCGACCTCCACAATGCGTCGGTCAAGGTCCATAAAGTCCTCCTGGTTGACACCCAGACTCTTTTTTGCCCAAAAGCGCACCTTGCTTGCCCAGTCTGCATACTCCATAAAGTTGGCGTCCAGGCGGTCAATGTAGATCTGCGGCTGCTTTGCGACCGCAATCATACCAAAGCCGTAGCACGTGCCCTCCTCGGGGTACATAACGTCCAGCACGATGGGGTACATGCCGTGGTCGTACCAGCCTCTGTCCTTGTAGTGCTCATCGTTTTCGGATGCGTAAAGCACCACGCCGTCCGCAAATTTGCAATAGTGCAGCACGTCGGTGTTGCCCACGCGCTTTTTGTAGTACCAGTCCACCACCAGAGTCTTGCCGTCGCGGCTGTCAAAAAACAGTCCGTCGGGATCTGCAGCGCGAGTATTGCGCTCGAAAAAGGCGGGATAGGTCTGCTCCAGCTGCTCGGTATCCATTTCGGCCAGCAAAAACAGATGCTTGCTGTCCTGAATGCTTCTGACACCCGGCTCCCAGTAAAGGTTCTGAACGTCGACACGGCACACGTCAATGTCACCAAAGCCGTTTTCCATATCGTTGTTCCAGAACACGCCGTACGCGCTGACGCCGTGCTTGAGCTTGTACCAGAGATTGTCCGAATACACCGCATCAAAGCCGCAACGGTCCAGGATCACGGGAATGATCTGTGAGAGCAGGCTTGCCTCGGGCTCGTCGCCCGGCTCGCGGGGCAAACAGATGCAGGTGGGCAGATTGTCCATCATATCGGCATGGCGGTTGGCAATGCTGTTGAACAGCCAGGCCGAGCAGCCAAGGTCGCGCACGTTTGCGGGAGCCCCGCTGCCGTATCTGCCCTGCCAGTAGGTCTCGTCGCTCTGAATTCTGCTGTCCAAGGGACGCTTGGCAGCGCGCCAATCACGCAGAATTCTTGCCGCCTTTGCAATCTCCTCTTGCCCGATGGCAGGACGCTCTTGATCTTTCTTTTTGAAAATATCTTTTATAGTCATAAATTCTCCTTTATCTATCATTTGAGTGGGTCGTAAACGTACGGCACCACACTTTTTTCTTTACTTGCCTTGACGATAGGGTGCGCCATGGCCACGTAACGGCATTCGTCGTAAATATGATCCTCTGCGTCGGTATTGATATCCTCCACGTCAGCCGAATCGTACACAAGCTCCGGAAAGGTGCGAATGAAGTGCGTGCAGGTGGAAAAGACGTAAAACATGGGGATGCCGCTCTCGTCAAATGCAAGCCTTGCATGCAGCTGCGCCTTGCCCGCCATACGCGAATTGTCCGCCTTATCCCAGTAAACACCCTCTCGCTCCATCAGCTCAGCAATGCTCTCTCCGCCGTTCTTTTGTCGGATGGCAGGATCGGCCACGCCGACAATATATCTGCCGCGCAGATTGGGGTCATCCGCCTCGATCTCGCGGATACGGCGCGCCAGCTGCGAGGCACTCCAGCGCACGCCCTCGTTCGGTGTGCCGCTACAGCCGTACAGCTCGCGGATGCGGTACATACGCCCGTCATTGTCAAAGGCGTACCAGCCAACCGAAAAGGGACGCGTATACCCCCAGTCAAAGCCGCGGAACACCTTCCACGACGCGGGGATCGCAAACGGCTCTATGACGTGCGTACCCTTGCGGTCGGCATAATGCGTGGGATCGTTGCGCCACTCGGTAAACACCTGCCCCGCAAAGCAATCCCAGTCGCCGTATAACAGCGCGCGCCGCTCCTTTTCGGGCAAGGCTGCAAGCCGCGTCAGATACCCGGGGTCGTTGGCAAGCAGGATCTTGTTGTCAAACACGGTGGACGGCACGAAAATGCGCGACCGCCACCGCACCTGCTCTGCCCCGTCCGGCATGCGCACCGCAAGCTTTTCCCAAATGGTGGTCATGGGCTTGGCGGGCGTGATAAACCGCGCCTTGACCCATCCGTGTCCGATACCGCCCGGATTTGCCTGCGCCCGCATATAGCAGCGCGTACCGGGTCCATTGGGACGGTTGCGCGAAAACAGATAGGAATATTCATCCCAGGTAAACTGGGTCAGCTCGTCAAAGTCGATAAAGTCGTACCGCTTGCCTTGGTAGTTGAGTCGGTCATCGGTGTGCTGCAGCGAGCCAAAGTAGATCTTTGCGCCCGACGGAAACACCCAGACGTGCTTGGAATCGTTGTATCGTGCACTCGGATAGGCCGCACGGAACAGCTCGGCCGATCGATCGGTCAACTCCGAGAGCTGCGGGTAGGTCTTGCGAAGGATCAGCCCTCGGTAATACGGGATATGTACCTGCCGCAAGGATTCGGCCTGGGCGCAATCGGATTTTCCTCCGCCCGCCGCACCGCCGTATAAGGCTTCATCCTCAAATCTTGCCATAAATGCGGCCTGACGGGGCTGTGGCGTCCAGATTACACGCTCACTCATGCGTCCCCCGGTGGCTCGTCCGCTTGCATGACGGGCGGCAGCTCCACAACGCCGCCGCTGTCACCTTCCGCCTCGGTCTTGCCCTCCCCCCAATCCTCTGAGCAGCGATTCTGCAGCCAGAAGATCTCTGCCCGTGTATCCGCAGGCACGTGCGTCTCGTCGATCCCGGTCTGCAGCTCCTCGTACTCCAGCACCTTCTTACCCGAATCGGGATCAAACTCGGTATGCTTGAGCTTGTAGGTCTTTTTCAGCGGCGTGGTGTACCCTACCGCCTTGCGGTGCAAGGCCTCCATGACTGCAAAGTCCGCGTTCTCCTTGCCAAACGCAAGGGCTGCCGCGATCTCGGGATATTGCTTTTGCCAATTTCGCAGGGTGGACGGTGAAATGCCCATACAAGCCGCAATCTGCTCTTGGCTTTTGCCCATACAGGCCATGCCGCGGATCAGCGTCAGACTCTCAGGCGTCAGCCACTTCGCAACCCTGCGCGTCATGTTCCTCTCCCCGATTTTTGAGTATAATGCGGAAATTCTCCCCCGCATCCGCAGCGGCAACCGTATACTTGCCGCATACGTCGCGGATCTCCTGCTTGGCAACCAGCAGCTCGCAATCTGCACCCACGCGCTCACCGCACCGCTGCAGCAGATACGCAATATAAGCTGCGTAAATGCTGCCCGCCTGCTGCTCGGCCGCCACCAGATCCTCAAGCGCCTTGATGCGTCGGTCTCTCCAGGCAATCATATAGGCAAGCTTGCCCTCATCCTGCAATTTTTGTTCTTTTCGGTTCTGCACTATTGTATTTCCTTTCATAAAATTGATCCATGGTCTGCTTGATCACGCACTTCTCGTATCCGTCGGGATGTGCGCAATACTGATATACGATATCCCTGCGCGCCTGCTTATCCGGAAAACGGAATCGCGCACATTCGCAATAGGTGTAACCGTCACCCTTCTCTCTTTGAAAATAGGGGCAAGTCCCCGCAATCGGCAT